CCGGTTACTCTCGTCCTAGCCACGGCGGCCGCCGCGGCTATTGAGGACGTCGACGACGGTCGCTAGATCGTGCCCGTCGAGCGCCTCGACCTCGCCGATCGTCCAGCCGAGCGCCAACGCTAACTCGATCGTGCGACGACGGTAGGAGCCGTCAGGGTAGGAGGGAGCGCCTCCGTGTCGAGCTCAACCCCGGAAACGCTCTTGCGCCAGACGTCGAATCCCTCGGCGATCCCGAGCGCGTAATGAGCGACGACGAGCATCGAGAGCATCGGCGGCGCCTGCGTGCCGACCGGGTAGCCGTGCCGGAGCGCGTAGAGCTCCCATTCGGCGATCGCGGCCGAGCCGGTCTCGAACTCGACGAGCTGGCCGGAGTCGTACTCGATCTTGCCGCGGAGCTTGATCATGCGGAGGCCTTCGCTTTCGAGCTCGAGCTCGAGAGGCCGGCGGCGCCGTCGGTGCGGGTCGGTTCGCCGACGACCGGGAGCTCGACCGAGGTCACGACCTGCACGGCGACGTCGCCGCCAATCTCGATCGGGATGATCTGCACGATGCCGGCGTACTTCGTCCCGGCCGGCGTGTTCGGCGTCCACTCGAAGGGCATTTCGGCGAGCGCGTTGTCCATCAGGAAGTTGACGAAGCCGGCCGGATCCTCGAAGTCCTGAATCGCGTCGACATTGAGCGCCCAGGCGATCGAGGTCTCGGGCGCCGGGTCGGGGACGGCGAGGGTCGGGGTGCCGTCGTCGGAGTTGACGTCCGGGGTGAGGGCGACGGCGGCCGCCTGCGCCGAGAATTCGGTCGTGCCGATCTTCAAGGTGCCCGGCCCGAGGCGCGAGTCAGTCATGGGGTGCCTCCTTCTGAGACGGTGACGGTGACGGTGAGCTCGACGGCCGGGAGCGGCTCGGCATTGACGCTCGAGCGCCAGGAGCTCGGGCGGTAGTTCTCGGTCGCGAGGGCGAGCGCGCAATCGTCGGCGAGCGCGTAGAGCCGGTCGACGGCGAGCTCGGAACTCAGGGGATCGCCCGAGACGACGAGGACGGGGATCGTGAAGGAGCGGGTTGCCATGCCGCGCCCGATCATCGTCGGCAGGCCGACGAGGACGCCGACCGGCTGCGGGAAGAAGGCGCCCGGGTCGCGGGTCGCGGCGATGCCGGCGTCGGCGAGGAGCTCGAGCAGGCGCGCGATCGCGAAGCCGGCCGGCGTTCCCGTCGAGACGCTCATGCGAGCCCCGGCCGGCGCCAGCCGACAAGCCGCATAACCTCGGCGCGTCGGGCGCCGAGCGTGTCGAGGATCATCGTCTCGTCGCCGTAGCCGGCGAAGCCGCTCGGCGCGTTGCGGGTCTGATAGACGAGCGCCGCCCACATCACGGAGCCGCCCTTGACGTCGGCGCCCGGGGTGAAGGCGAGCGGGTCGCCCGTCCAGAGGTCGGAGCGGCGCCGCTCGACCGCGGCCTTGACGACCGCGGTCGAGAGTTCGAGGTTATCGTCGCCTTCGGCCGAGGGCAGGTCGAGGTAGGCGGCGACGTCCTCCGGCGTCAGCCAGTCCGTCGAGCTCACTTGCTCGTCTTGGCGGAGGCCTGCGCCGCCAGCGCGCCCGGGGCGACCGGCGTCAAGGCCATGAGCTCGTCGGGGTAGTCCGTGTCGAAGAGGCCTTCGCCGACGACGGCGAGCTCGACGTTGAGGGCGCCGATCGCGTTTGCGGTCAGGCGGACGGGATCGGTGACGCGCGCATCGACGGCGCGCCGGGTCGCGAGGATGCGCGTCCCGGGCGCGAGCGAGCCCGAGGCGACGATCGGGATGCCGCCGAACGACGAGGAGAGGCCGCCGGAGGTCGAGACGCCGCCCGCGGCCGTCGGATTCTGGAGGGCGCCCGTGTCGGCGAGCACACCCCAGACGTCGGGGGCGACGATCATCACGTCGGGCGCCTTGTCGGTCGCCCCGTAGAAGGCGGCGATGCCGGCGCCAAGCGAGTCGGAGGCGTCGGTCGCGGCGGCCTCGAGCTCGGTCGCGATCTTCGTCTCGACGTCCAGATAGAAATCCTGGACGGCCTCGGCGTAGATTTCGTCGACGACGGAGGGATCGGAGCGCTGGACGACGACCCACGGGATCGCGCCGGCCCAATCCCAGCGCTCGACGTTCGCCGCCTGCGAGCCGATCACGACCTTGGTCGAGTGGGCGTCGTCGTCGACGGTGGCCGCCCATTGGCCATCGGGTCGGGTCGTCCACTTCGGCTTGTTGACCGCGAGGCCGACACCCGGCAGCGGCCGCGAGCGGAAAACCTCGTACAACGGCCGCGGCGTCTGCTTTCCGCCGATGACGGTGCGCTCGTACTGCGGCGGAAGCAAGCCGGAGACGTCGGTCGAGATTGACTCTTGGAGGGCGGCCTCGAGGTAGCGGCGCGCCTCGGGCTCGCCGTGCTGGGCGCGGACGATCAGGCCGACGAGCTCGCCGGCGAGGAGCTCGCGGGCCGGCCGGTCGGCGCCTGCGGCGATGATGACGGGCGCCGCGGTTGCTTCGGTCATGGTTCCCTCCTCGGGAGGTTCGGGGGTCGCCGGCGCCGCCGGCGTCTCGGGCTCGGGCAGAGGCTCTTGGAGCTCGCCCGGTTCGGCCGGAGGAGGAGGTGCCTCCTCCCCCGGAGCGTCGTCCGGTCGTGGCTCGTCGGCCTCGGCTGCGACACGGGTCACTTCGGCGCCGGTGAAGGCGCCGAAGGCGACGAGCGAGACCTCGATCAGGCGGGCGCGGGTGACGTCGACGACGCCGCCGGCCGCGTCCTCGGTCTCGAGGACTTCGGCGCCGACCGAGAGCGCGCCGCGCGAGCCGGAGGCGGCCTGGACGAGAGCGGTGTCGCCGGCGGGCGTCTCGTCGACGCGGAAGCGTCCGAGCGGCCCTTGGTCGCCGTCGACGAGCTCGGCGAGGACGCCGACCGGGGCGCGCCGGTCGTGGTCGACCAGGAGCGGCGTCCGGTTGCGGGCGAGCTCGAGCGAGCCCGGGCGGAAGCGGTAGCTCTCGCCGCCGATCCTCCCGACCTCGCCGTAGGGGACGACGACCCCCTCGATCGTGCGCGCCGCGAGGTCGGCGGCGATCAAGTCCATTTCGAAGCGGAGGAGCCTCATAGGTCACACCTTCCCGGGGGTGAGGTCGCCGGCCGGCGGCGACGAGGGAATGCCGAGGAGCCCGCGCGCCTCGGTTTGGTCGATGACGCCGGCTTGGAGGAGCGCGATCGCGTAGTCGGCCGCGGCCTGCGGGTCGGAGCGAAGGAACGTCTGCACGTCGAAGGCGACCGATTGGCCGCGCGGGATGACGTCGGAGAGGGTCGCCTCGATCGTGCGAAGGTACGGCGCGACGCCGCTCGCGACGAGGATCGCGAGCTGTTGCGAGAGGTTCGAGTAGAGGAGCGCGGAGGCGTTTCCGGACGGGCTCGCGCCGATCATCGCCACCGGGACGTTGAAGAGGCGGGCGACGTCAGTCGCGACGTTCGCGCGCGCCTCGACCAGTTGCAGGTCGGCGGCGTTCAGGTCGGCACGTTCGTAGCTCCAGCCCTGGAGGCCTGCGACGCCGAGCTCGCGCCGCATCGCTGAGAAGCGCTCGACCTGCTCGCGGAGCTCGTCGTCGGAGAGCTCGGCGCCGTTGTTCGTGAGGACGCCGGAGGGGAGCTCGACCGCGGAGAAGCGGCGCGCGGCGGCCTCGAGCTCGAGCGCGGCGGCGAGGGTGCGGCCGCCGACGTCGAGCACACCCGGGATCGGTGAGTCGAAGCGGATGACGTCCTCCGGCGGGACGGGCTCGCGCTCGCCGGCGATCATGTAGCCGACGAGGATCGAGTAGGCGCCGCCGAGCGAGCGCGTCTGCGGGGTTACGTCGTCGACGGGGATCCAGCGGGCGCGGCGGGCGAAGCCGTCCGAGTCGCGCTCGAGGATGCGCCAGAAGGCGCGCGCCCGGAAAATGAGGTCGTCGACGGTGCCGCCCATCGTCGCGGGCATGGTCGTCGAGGGGTCAGGCTTGGAGAGCAGATAGTCCGGGTCGAGCCGCTCGCCGCCGCGGTAGCGATAGAGGCCAAGTTGAATGACGGTGCCGATGAGGAGATTGCGGCAGGCGGCGACCGAGGGAATCGAGAGCGCGAGCTCGCGGGAGATGCCCTCGGCGATCCAACTGAGCTCGGCGACCTCGAGACTCGTCCCGGATCGGACGACTGGCAGCCGCGCCGCAAGCCGCCGAGCTCCGGGGGATGAGGGCTCGACGGCAGCGGCGCGGATACCGAGGCGAGCAAGAGACCTCACGACCTCGAGGGTGCCGCGCGCCGGCGGGCGCTGCAATCGGCCCGAGGGACAGACCTACCTAGCCGACGATCCGGGCGCGCGGCCGCTGCTCGGGCCGGAGCTCGGCGCCGATTGCCCATACTGCGGCGCGCGCCAGGTAGATCGGCCCGGGCGAGCGGCGCGCGGAGAGGGTC